GACATTGACAACCCACACAAGGGCCACGGTTGATAGTAGTTTTTTATAATTTTTGTTCATACTCTAGCTCCTATTATATTTAACAGGAATTCAAGTATTATTATATGGTAGTTTAAGAATCTTGTTTTTCTATAACCGGATCCCAGTTCAAGCCCGGTGGCTGAGCCTGCAAATCTTGCACACGTTTCAGCATGATTTCATAGAAACTGTCCAGTTCAGTGCCCCAACAGTGATTTAGAATTTTTAGGCTTTTTTCGCAACTGACCCAGTCACCGGTCTTGTATTGAGTCATCATGTCATGATGTAACTGTTTGAGTTCAGGTAGGCGACCTATTTCGGATAACGGTATTTTTTCTATCACGCAATAGGCTGTGGACTCTGCACCGTCGGGCATGACTCGGATGGTGTCTAGTTCTAGTACAGTGTACTTACTGGCTATCTCATCAACAAGATCGCCTCCAAATATTATGTTCATGTAAATTCCTTTTAAATATGTATCATGAGTTTTTCATTTGATTTAATTTCTGACCTACACGTTGAAACCTGGAACCAGTTTGACTGGACTGACCAGGCCACCAGCCCTTACTGTGTCATAGCCGGTGACGTCGCACGTGACCCTGCCAGCTTGGAAGATGCACTCCGTCACCTGAGCGGATGCTATCAAGGCATATTCTACATTGACGGCAACGACGAACATCGCTATCAATTGGACAATCTCGAACAGAGTTATGCTGACATCCAGGCTGTTATCGCTCCCATGAAAAATGTTGTCTACATGCAAAGCAACGTGGTTGTGGTAAACGGTGTGGCCTTGCTGGCCACCAACGGATGGTGGACATACGATTTTGATCCTGCTGTCAGGTACGATGAAACTGTGTCATGGTTCCAGGATCGCTATGGTGTCACCGCAGAATCCGCAGAAAATATCGCCGATCGAGCCATACACGACGCAGCCTATTTGGTAAACAGTGTAAGACATTTGCAAACACATCAAGAAGTACGGGCCATCGCACTGATATCGCACACAGTCCCGGCACCTTGGATCATCAATCATGATATTGACCTGGCTGACGATTACAGATTCAACACCATGGGCAACAGTCACTTGGATCTGGTGCTAGATGAAGATACCGAACGCAAAGTCAAGGTCTGGTGTTTTGGCCACTATCACAAAGGTGTTGATCGCGAACTGGACGGAGTACGCTATGTCAACAACTGTCGTGGGCGTGGCGATACCGAATGGCGACAAACAGCCTACTATCCAAAACGCATAACAGTTGAATTTTAAACTGTTTCGGGTTCTAGTTTGACTTGTAGCGGGTAGTTTTGACTGCGAGCATGCACAGTGACTTCGATGCCTTTTTGCTCGGCTATTTCGTAAGGTAACACAGCGACCGTGGCACTGCCAGTGACATGAATGTCTTCGGTGATTTTCACAGCCGTTTCAGTGTTGTAATTGAAAAAATCAATCAGGGTTTCTATCACAAACTCCATGGTTGTTTGACTGTCGTTGAGATAGATTACTTTGAACATAGGTGGCTCTTGCAAGCTGTGATTGATTTCTATTTTTGTAACTGTGTCGGCGTGTGCCATCTCGATTCCTTTTTACTTGTTTTGTGGTACAGTGGAGGACCAGGTCCTCCACTGTATTTACACTATTATACTAATTTGAGTAGGTGATTGCAATGGTCTTTGGCTTGAGTTCTTCAGGAATCTTTCTTTCTAGTGTGATACTCAAGATACCATTACGGCTTACAGCATTGACCACTTCAACATAGTCAGCCAGACTAAAACTGCGTACAAAACGTCTAGCACTGATACCTCTGTAAAGATAGGCGGTGGTGTCGGTTTCAATTTCAGGATCTTTGTTTCCGGTAACTACCAGATTTCCATCATTGACAGTGATTTCAATTTCGCCTTCGCCAAAGCCGGCTATGGCGATCTGAACTTCAAAGCTGTTTTCGCCAGTCTTGATAATGTTGTAGGGTGGATAGTTGGTCCCGCTGGCATGATCCATTTGATCGATAAGTCTATCAAACAAGCGATCTACGCCTATGCTGTTGCGATAAAACGGGGTGAGGTCTAGTGATGTGAATTTAGTCATTGTTTTCTCCTTTATTAAGCAAGTGACATAATACGAACCCAAACTGCGGCATTCGTATTAGTATTTATTATACACTAAATTGAATTATAGGAAAAGATTATTCGGCGATCAGAACAATTTTTTAGGTAATTGCTGACCGGCCACCTGTTTGCGCCAACGATTTTTGGCGGCGGATTTTTTTCTTTTGCGACGAGTGGTGGGTTTTTCGTAAGTTTCGCGTTCTCTCAGTTCGACCAAGAGACCACTGTCGGCTATTTTTTTCTTGAATTTGCGTAGAGCTTTTTCTACATTGCCATCCTTGACCAAGACTGATCGTCCGTATAGTTTCATTGGTTTTCCTGTGCAAGTGTCATGGGGGTATTTACCTGGTCTTTGTTGATGACCACATGAAGTATGTTCTGCTTGCTGTAGCGAGGTAGATCAAACATGTGTGGTAACAGCACACGTTCAAGTTCGGCGTGCAATCCTCTAGCACCGGTCCGGGATGTCAAGGTGCGTTCGGCGATCAAGTCCAGGCTGTCTGCATCAAAGTCCAAGTTGACACCGTCTTGTTCAAACAACCATTTGTACTGAGCAACAAAATTGTTTTTGATTGTAGTCAATATGTCAATCAACTGGGCCTTGCTTAGATCTTGCAAGTTCACCGTGCTGCTGAATCGGCCCACAAATTCTGGTATCAATCCATAGCGTACCAGGTCGTCAGGAGTGGGCTGGGTGGCGTCGGTTGTATTGGCTGTCAATTGAGCACCGAATCCAATAGCAGTTCCTTGCACACGATTTTTCACAATTTGATCCAGGCCCACGAATGCTCCACCACCTATAAACAAGATGTTGGTGGTGTCGATTTCGACCGATTCGGTAGTGGGAGTGCGTCTTGATCCTTGAGGCGATATACGGCACCGAGTACCTTCGACCAATTTCAGCAGGGCCTGTTGTACACCTTCACCTGACACATCGCGACTCACTGTACTGCTTTCGCTTTTTCTGGCAATCTTGTCAATTTCATCCAGGAACACGATACCTTTTTCGCACTGTGCTACATCTCCATCGGCTGCGATATACAGTCGGGAAATTAGGCTTTCAACATCATCGCCCACATATCCAGCTTCGGTAAGAGTGGTAGCATCTGCTATCACAAACGGCACATTCAAATAGCGTGCCACGGTGCGTGCCATCAAGGTCTTGCCGGTACCGGTTGGGCCCAACATCAAGATATTGGCCTTTTGTATTTCCAGGTCAGGATCCAGATTGTTTATGCGTTTGTAGTGATTGACTATGGCCACACTCAACACCTGCTTGGCCGTGTGTTGTCCCACTATGTGTTGATCAAGATACTCGCATATTGCTCGTGGATCCGGTATTGATACTGGGCTAGTTTTGTTACGACGTGTTTTTTTGGTATCAATCAACAGGCCACTGCAGAGATTCACGCACTCGTTACAAATGGCCGAATTTTCACCTACTATCAGCTTCAACACTTGATCTTTGGACTTGGAACAAAAACTGCAGGCGTTGAGCATGGACATGTTACACCGTTGGTGGGTTGTTTTTCAATCTTTGAGCAATGGCTTCACGCTCGGTTTCGCTCAACAAATCAGGATCGTATTCGCCTGATCCAATTCTGGTAATGAGATGATCTATATAAGAATCTTCGTAGATATAACTGTTGCTGACTTCTTTGTCGACTTCGATCCAGTCACGACCGTTGAACTTGTACAACACAGTGGGCAGGCGATCCACACGTAGATAGGTATCGCCCTTGTTGGGCGAATCAGGAAATGCTATACCAAAGCCTGATGTGGTAGCGGCTGCGGTCGGATCATTATCGGCTTGCAATCGTGCTCGTTCATGGCGTTCAACTGCATGACCAGCGTCCTCGCTGTGTATGTCAAATGCTTTGTGATGCATGCGTTTGCCATTTATTTCCACATATTCACCGCCGGCTGAAACTACCCGACCAACGATCGGAGCCGGCAATGGTGGCTCTTCTGGAACTGCAGGGAATAATTCTTCTCTGGCAATCAGTTCACCTGTTGGTAATTCGTCTTTGGCCGTTTCTTTAATTGCTTCGACTTGCTCTTTGGTCAATGGACCGTCATCGGGTTCATATTTGGGGAAATCAATCGGGTCGTTGGTACCGGTCTGGTGAGGCGGGTCAAATGTAGGGCCGGTCTGGATCCACTCTCCACCAGGCTCTCTGATTCCTTCAAACTCGTGCTTGGGTTGTTGATCCCAAAATCGTGCTCGTTCCCGTGCGTGGTCAAACCATGATTCTACCGATTCTTCTTCGGACTCTTCGTCGTGTACCCAGCCACCTGTGCCGTGCCTGGCCCACTCAAATTGTTTGTTGGCCGACAAGATCAGGCACAAGGCCAAGGGATCAAACACCAGCACAATCATGATGATCACAAATCTCACAGCTCGTTCCAGTATGCCCGAATCGGGATTGTCGCCGTACAACAGGGCCGCGATATATTTTATCGGCCCGACCTCCGCTTCCACTTTCCTAACTTCTGCGGCAACAGGCGCTCGCTCCTCGTTGAGAGCGGTGATCCTTTGTTGAGCCGTTGTAATGTCCGCAAGCAGGCGAGCACGTTCTTTCTGCTGGCCTTTTCGAATTGCACTGGATCTACTTGCCCCTTCTTCCGAAGTTGAGCGTGCCATAACTTGGTCCACAGCCTCATCCATTTGTTTGAGAGATTTGCGATCTGCATCTATATTTTCCCGTTCGGTTCGAATTTTTTCATCGTATATGGCAATCTTGGCTGTGACATCTCCGCTTACAAGACTTTGGTCGCTGTGGGCCTTCGACAAGAAGCCAAAAATTCCCATGCTGGTCAACAACATCAAAAAGAACACAGCCGGCACAAGATAGGTTTTAAATAGCCAACTAGCACGACGCCAGTTATTGTGCAGCCATACAGTGGCAACTATTTTGCCCAGTTCCAAGCTGGCGCCCATGATGATCACCGGTACAGTGGCCGCGGCAAAAATAGCCGTGAGACCCATGATTGAATAATAAGCTGCCACCAAGCTCAATAGTAATGCTGTGGCCAAAATTGTGAATCCAAATATCATTGCATATTTACCGTTTTTAACTCCAGGTGCGGTGCTTTTCAGCTACCCATTCGCGACCATCATATTCTTCAATCTGCCATTCAACATCGGCAGGAATTTGTACTATGGACAAATTTGCATGTTCACCATTGGCTGCTGTGCCCATTTCATGCACTATGCCGACCAGGACCGGATCATCGCGTTCGAGAGCTCGACTGTTCCACCAGGATCGATTGACCCAGATACGTTGTCCCTGTTGTATTGTTGCGGCACGATCTTCACGATCCTCCAAGGTGTAGGCTGTGCCAGTACGATGTAGATAGGCCAATTCGGCCGCTCGGCTTAGGCCAAATCCACCATAGGTGGCATTTATCACAACATGACGTATGCCTTTAAGATGTTCGATCAGGCGATCGTGTTCGGGATTTGATTCGTCATCCAGACCAATATCCAGATACTGTGCGGCCATGTCACACATGCAACTAAAACAGGTTGGACAAAAATTCACGGGCAATATGCCAAAATAACCTTGTATACCACCTTCGTCGTCGGTGTAATCACAACTGCATACCGAACAGACGTGTGTGTCTATCGTTTGCCCGGCCATGTTTTGGTCATCAAATTAAAGTCACGTTCATTGGCTACCACACGATTTTCGAGGTTCTCAATTCTTTTTTGCAGATTTATGGTACGAATTAGCAATATTACCACGGCCACAACCATGGCAGTGACAGTGAGTCCCCAGCCAGCAACGATACTGTAAGTCCAAATCCATAAATCATTGATGCCACTTGTCAGTAGTGTGATAGGGTTCATAAGCCGATCCATCCTGCTTGATATTGTGCAAAATAAGGTAACACACCAATTTGATTTGCGTATTCGGCCAATAATCGACCTTTGCCAGCAATCTTGCTGGGTGCGATAATAGTACGCTCGCCAGATTCCAAGATGTGTGTGACCGGAGGGCTATCATCCACTACCAACAAGGTATCCGGGTTCAACAGGGGCGTGATCGCGGCAAACTCCTTGAGACAGTGTGCAGAACTTGGGAACCAATAATCCCAATCAAGATCCCAACTGTCAAGATACACCAAGTTTGGTCTTATACCGTCGGCATCTCTTGCTAGTTCATCTAAAAACTTCACGCTGTCTTGTAAGTGTACCGTGGTTTGATTGCCAACCATGCTGCGACAGGCCATGACCGAATCGGCACTGATATCTACAGCATGAACATGACTGTCGGGTCCACGAGCTGAGACATAACGATCAAACAACACCGTGCTTTGTCCATCTCCGGCCCAGTTATCGGGTTGACGAGCGACTCCAGTTTCAATGATCAGGATCGGGCCCGATTGCTGATCCAAATATTCAAACATCTTCCTAAATGTTCCGGCTCGTTTTTCTAATCTGGGTTCGGCTTCTTGCTCAAAATAGGTCCAAAAATCTTTCGTGCTCATCGATCCGCCATGGATTCTAACAACAGTATGATATAAGAAAACACAGCCAAGTGAGCAAGATTGTATGCACCAACTATGCTAAACAGCACATACACCAGCAAGAACGCTTCGAATCTAAACAGTTTGTATTTTTGGAAAAGTCCTGGAATCATTCTTGTTCCTTGAAGTCTACTACGTTACCTTGGTCATCGGCCGAGATAATACGCACACGCTCGCCGGACTCGTTTAAGATTTCAATCGGACCCCAGATCCACCATTCGGTTTCATCTTGGTACCAGATGTCATCATCTCTATCTTCTAGGTCATAGATGCCGTTTTCATCAATAAATTCTTCAAGCTCTTGTTCGGCTTCTTCATCAACACCAGTGATATCAACGTCATACCAGCATCCGCCGTCATCCATGTTGACCAGTTCTACATCGCCAATATTGTTGACTGCACAGTCCAACATGTTGATACTGTCTCGTGCACCATTGCCGCCGGGTACTTCGGCAAATTCAAACTCGGGTGGAAGATCATCTGTGGTTTCCACTGTCCACTCGCCCCAACGGAATCCATTAGTGACTGTGATACGGCCTTCACCATCGCGTTGAACCCAGTGTTCAACTTCTTGTACATTTTTTTTGTAGTAAGTTTTGACGGTCCATATAGCCATGATCAGTTATCCAAGTCCATTGTGTTCCACTCTTGGATCACAGCAATCATTTCTTCTTCTGTGTTACAGAGAATTTTACAATTCTTCCAATCGCCTTCGTCATCACGACCACCAATTTCTACCATCCATCCATTGTCATAGCGATTGAGTGTGATCGATTCATTTACTTTTGCCAATTTCTTTAATTTTGATGCCATTTGATTCTCCTATCGTTGAAGTTGTTGCCACGCTAGCCACTGCGTAAAACTATTATACACTTGTTCAGCTTCGCGGTCATCCTGTTCGAGTCGTTGACCACGTACATAAAATCCCGTCCGGCTGACTCGGAGCATTTCATCACCGCCACACAAAAATGTCACCGAGTGTTCATTTACTGCTGTTTGTTCGCTGACTGTGTAGTTCATAATTTTTTTCCATCAAGTCGTTGTTCTTTTTGCGTAGATCCGTGACATCTTGTCTGAGACTGTCAGTCAAATTGCGATGGTATTCAAGATCACGTTTAAGATCCTCGTCGGTAATCACAGATGGTCGCTTGTTACTGGCAAGAGTGTAGCCAGCAAGAAAACCGGCTGTGCCAATTACTACGGCTATTGCATCAACGTCGAATACCATTAATTTTTATTCCAATCATAATTTCTCTCCTGCTTCAAACCCACGAAAACGGATAAATCTTGGAAATCTCAAACTGTAAGAGCCATCTTGGTTTTGGGTGACAGCATCTGCCGCCACCTCAACCACTCGACCAAGCAGGTCATCTCGGGAGGTCCAATATTCATCGCGATCAGCGTCGGAAAGGCCACTGCCCACATTAACACGAATACTACGATCATTATCAACTCCTTCACATATTATAGCACCCAGGCGCCCAAGATTACGACCAGTTCCTTCTTCAAATCCAATAATATTTAAGTCTACAGTCATGACCGGTTTCCATTTCATCCAAAAAGTGCTACGCTTACATTCATAAGGTGCATCAACGTCTTTGATCATGATACCTTCATAACCGGCCGCAACAGAATCAGTGGCAAATCTACGCATGACATCGTGTCCTTCGGCTGTGTCCAAGTCCACAGTAATACCGTCCATGAGTCGCACACAATCAGTCGAATCAAATACCTCGCGATATTTTTCCAAAAGATCCAAACGTTTTTGTTGTTGGGCATTACTAAATCCACGTTCAAAGTCGGCCATTGGTATAAAATCAAATACCGAATAAACCATACCTTCCGTTTGCACGTCACTCTTGCGTTGTGCTTGCTTCATTAGGGCTTGAAAACTCTCACCAATGATTTCACCGTCCAAGATAAAACCATGCGGCCATGATTGAAACGTTTTGGCAAAACGGTTCTTGATGTCCTCAAGTGACTCTACAATATGCGGAAAGTTATCAAACGGTTTGCCATTACGCGAATATAGATTGACTGCGGTCTTGGTCACTACCGCAAGCACACGCACACCATCTAACTTCTGTTCAATGCGTTTTAGGCCAGTCATCTTGGCTGTATGCTTTTCCGAATCGGTGGCCAATTGGCAAGTAAACACCGGAATCTTCCATTCGGTGTTGCCCAGCACCTTGTTTAATGTCTTTTCACTGATGCCACAGCGTAGGTCTTTGATTATGACTCTACGGCATAAGTTGTTCCATTCCACGCTGTCAAACTGTTCGCTCATGAACTCAATGGCTGTCTTGGCATTGTGTCCGGTAAGACTACGAGTGCGTAAACCTTCCAGCATGGCCCAGAACTTGGGCCAAGGATTAGGACGATCTGTTAAACCTTCTGTTTCAGGTACTTTCTTGACACCAAACACATAATAAGGATTGTAGGCTTGGTAGCAGTTGAACAAAAAGCATTGAGCATTAGCCGATCCTAACCGGGCCGCCATCAAGGCTTTTTCAATCACAGATTCTTTGTGTAATCGACTGTCGCTTGATTCTAGGTCTCTAATCCAGTCTGCGGCCACTTTGATCTCATTAAATTGTTCTGATCCATAATCTATAGTTGTCATATATTTACTACCAGCTGGAGTTATAAAATACACGCAGACCTAAAAACAAGTCGGCCCGTGCTCGTCGAACAAATGCTAAATCTTGTTCCATGTAGTATTTGTCAGCAGAATCACCAAAAAAGAATCCTGTTGTTTCAGGTAAAAATCCTTGAGTGACATCATGTTCCAAAAGGTCGATATCTTCTCGGGTCAGTTCCAGTTCAACGCCGTTGAACTCACTTTTTTCTCTGATGATACCGTCGGTTTTCTTTTGCCACAGTCGTTCCATCCAGCCGTGCAAGTTAGGATGTTTACGCCAATAACTGATTTCAACCGGCTTGGACATGTTGGGATTTACAAGACTGTTGTTTTCGGGATCGATATCGGCACCCGACCACCACTCGTCATATTGTCCTGGACGACTTGCGGTATAAGCATACATGTCCAAGCCCATTATCGTAATCCTCGGATGTGATTGATGACTTCGTTAGCCTCAGGATAGCCCTTGAGACCTTTGTTCTCTACCATGGCTTCGATCATGTCGGCCTGTATGTCGTGTAATCCGCCCACAAAGGTCATGATCTGATCGCGGGTCAGGGTATATCTCAGCACATTTATTTTCTTGTTAGGTTCCATCTGGGCTCCTGATGATCAAAAACTGTCGATTAGAGATGACAGTTTTTGCTGATGATTTCAGCCAAATTGAGGCCAATTGTGATTCCGCATAACACGGCAAATACTGCAAAAACTATATCATTTAACTTTTCTTTAAACATTTCGACTCCTTTAAATTTAACTATACTAATATTATAACAAACGGGCCATTTTGGGTCAACCGTTTTTAGGCCAACTGTGCCAGGGTTTTATCGGCATTTTCACGGGCACGCATCAGGGCAAATTGCACTTTTTTCTCAAGAAAACTGGTGAAAGAACTGTATGATTTCATACCGTTGGCCTGTAATTCGAACTTGATTTCGCAGTAATTTTCGTACATACGCTCGCGATCTGCGTCGCTTACAATACCTAAGGTATTCATCAATTGGGTTTGTTTTGCATTAAACATTTGGGCTCCTTAAAAAATTTAACTATACTACTATTATAACCAAAATGGCATTTTTGGTCAACCGTTTTTTGCTATTTTCATCATTTTAAGATTGCTGTCTGTAGCACAAATTCTAACGCCATTACAGTTGTTTTCACCGTAAAGCACATCAATCCAAGGAACTGTTTTTCCTGCGGCATTTTCGGATAATGCAATGTTTTTAATTGTTCCGTTTAACTTACCGGCAGCACTAACCCAGGTAATTTTATCATTAACATTTAATTTCATTTCAGCTCCTAATCGTTTACTATACTACTATTATACCCGAACGGGCATTTTTGGTCAACCAAAATTGACCCCGTCAAACAGGGCTTGAAAAGTGTTGTTTTTATACAACGACTATATTTGCGGCTTGTTGAGCTGTGTAAGTGCTGGGAATCAGGTTGGCAGTTGGTGGAGGTGGATTGGGATCTGCCGGAATTGAGCTGTTGGTAGAGATGCCAACTGATTGTAGTGCGATTTGATTGCGACCTTCACGCAGGCTGGCAATCACGGCCTGACCGGTGAATGTGGTATAATCGGCCACTGACTCTACCAATTGACCAGTTCCACCCACCTGTAGATCGCGACCGTATGCGGGCAAGTTGAAAATAAAACCGTACATGGAGGTGGTACTGTTTGGTTGTAGATTGGCAAAATTCAATCCGGCCTGTGCCTGTAGATTTTTTTCCAAGGTCAACTGTGAGGCCATGGCATTCCAGTTGGTGTTGAGATTGGCAGTGGCACTGGGGTAAGTGGATACCGCCGTTGAGATTTGACTTTGTGCTCCGGGGATTAGGGCATTGGCAAAAGCGTCCTCGGCATCGGTATAGGTGTTGGCATAAGGGCCAGTGGGTATGGTTATTGGACCAGATACCGGATCGCCATAAACACCGTTGACCACATTGGCCATGGTATTGTAAGTCACAGTGAGATTGGACACATTGATCGTGGCCAAGTTGCTGACGGTATTGGCCAAGGCTCCCACACTGACATATCCGGCGGCTGTGCCCAGTACATCGCAGACTACCACGCTGTTGCCAGGACCGGTACCAGTGGCTGTGTTGGCAAAATATTGGGCCACGGCTGGAGGCACTGCTGTGGTCAAGGCCGATATCAATGGTAGGTCGTACGTGGTCTCTTGTGCAGATACTGCATTGGCCAAGCTGGGCATGGTCATGGTTGATAGACCGGCTATCTGTGTCAAGCTCACGCTGAGAGCTTTACAGGCTAGAGCCTGATCGGCCGGAACTATCTGACTCAATTGATCGTATGTTATCATGTTAGACTCTGTGTCACGTAAGGTGGTAATTCAGTCAGCAACAGTTGATTGACACTGCCCGACGCATTGACATAAATTGCTCGGCTGCCATATTTGGTCGGCACAGTGAGACTCTGGTAACTGTTAGGGAACAGTTTGACCGGGTTGAGTAGATCAGCCATGGTTTCAATACCTGCGGTGGTCACGCCCATCACACTCAAGATTTGATCCAGGGCAACACCGGTAATCTGTGTCATGGCCTTGTACATGAGACGTTGCACACTGTCGGTCACGCTGACTGTGGGATCAGTCAGGTTCAAAACCACATTGGTCGGAATACCGGCTGCTACAAACAAGATACTGACGCTGGGTATGGCTCCGGTCACGCTGTAAATCTGTTGAATCAAGCCCAGGGGACTGCCAAAATTGCCCAGGTCTGACAGGTTGATCAAGTTGCCCAGATTGGCCAGATCTTGCCCAAGAGCCTGCATGGCCAAGTTGACTTCGGTTATTCCACCCGTGATCATGTTGTTCATGGTGGTAAAGGTATTGCCCAGATAAGTCTGACTGTTCACAGCAGTGTTGATAAAAATGCTGGCCTGATCGGCATAACTTTGTGCTTGGTTCAGGGCCTGTACAAATTTGGTCAAGTCACCGTCGCCCATGTAGGTGGCAGCCGTGGTAGATAAGAGACCGGTAAACAGAGTGGTTCCCACTGACAGTGATGCATATCCGGCCGGCAAGCTGTCGGCCAAAGCCGGACAGGTATTACTAGCCAAGGTCTCCAGAGTTGAAATCGTGGCGTTTGACAAACTGGCCGAGTTTGAGTTGGCCAAGGTGGCCAACAAGGGTGCGATCAAAGCTGTGCTGTTATAGGCCGCGATTTCGGTGGTCAAAGCCGCATTGGCGGCTAATCCGGTATTTTGTAACAGACCCGGGCTGGCATCCAGTTGTAGTGCGGTCAAGTAACTGGTGGACAATTTACAATCCTGCTATCACTGTGGTGGCACCAGTTAGTCTGGGATGTCCGCAGGTGTCAAAGGTTGCAGCTGTGGTGATTGGTTTGAATCCGACCAAGATGGTGGGACTGTTTGTGGTAGTCAATGCGGCACAATGCGTGGGTATTTTGGGACAAGGTGGGTGAGGACTCACTTTGCTGCCAATAGTGGCTATGGGTCTAAAATTGACCAACACAGTAGGGTCACCGGTCAGTATTACTCCGCCCCCAACGTTGGTATCACCAATTCTTTGTACAAATCCCGGCATGGTTTATCCCATTAAAATTTTACTGCGTACTGGTTTGATACCAGTTGTTGCTTCAAGATAACTGTCGCACACTTCTTCTCTGCTGGGTGCAATAATTGACACTTGTGCTTTATTTATAGTCACGGGTTTTTCACGATCTGCGGTAAACAGGCTAAAAATCATCTGTATTCCTTCGCGACCAGGTACCACAGTAAGTGGGTGACCCACTGTATAGTTATCGGTGTCCTCGGCTGTGATTTTGGCCACTATTTCATCACCGTTGGCAATCTTGATTGTGTAAACTTGATCTAATTCTAGTGTCATGCTATCCTTGTAGGTGTTGTCGTAATTCAGCGAATCCACCAATTAATTTATCGTCTAAAAAAATCTGTGGCAGAGTTCTTGCTGTGGGTACTGCTTCTAATAAATCTTCACGGGTATATCCGTCGCCGATCTTTCGTTCTTCAAATGCGATGCCCTGTTGTGTTAATAGTGCTTTAGCCTGATCACAATAAGGGCAGTGGTACTTGCTCCAAACTACTGCTTTTGTCATAAAATTCTCCTTTTTATATTATAGCGTAGGCAATTGGTCGTAGTCAAGTTGATCTGACATCGCTCCAATAACATAGTTGGTACTTTCAGATTCTTGTAACGCTGTCTGTTTGTTGCTGGTATTCACGTGTTTCATAAACCACGGAATAGGTGTACTACGCGGTGCTGTACCTCGATACTTGACGCCAATTTCTTTCAAGGCTGCTACCGCAGTAAAGTCCACAAAGTCTCTGAGAATATTGGCGTTAAGACCGATCACGGGTCCTTTCTTGAACAGGTACGTGGCCCATTCTTTTTCCTCACGGATCACATCTTCGTACATGGCATACACTTCTTCTTCGCAGTCAATGCGGGCCTGGGCAAAGCGGGGATCTTCTTTGACCACTTGCGTGATCATCCAGGCAGTCCAATCTCGATGCAGGATCTCATCTTGTAGGATCAGGCTAATAATGTTGCCGTTGCCGATAAAGATACGATTTTCTACCATGGCCAGACTGGTTGCAAAACTTACCATGAATCTGAATGCTTCGAGACCGTAGCTGGCATTGAGAGCCAACCAGATAGCTTGTATGTGGCTTTTTTCTGTGACTGATCCAGGCTGTACTTCTTTAAAACAATTGAGTTCGTGCAGTTGATCATAGTATCGACCAATGCTACTGGCCATGCCTACAATTTCTTCTGTGTCGTGGATTGTGTTGAACACATCCTTGGGCACATTGTAGATATTGCGTATGATATGACTGTAACTTCTTGAGTGGATGTTGGTCTCTATAAACGACCATGCCATTACTAATGCTTCGAGTTCGGGCAAACTACACACAGGACTGAATACTTGAACTGGACCGCGTCCTTGTAAACTATCCAAGGCAGTTTGTCGTAATAAGTTGCTTGTGAATATATGTCGCACAGTTTCGGTAGCTTCTTTGAAGTCATTGGCATCTTTGGTCAATGAGATTTCTTCAGGTACCCAAAAAAATCCTCGTTGCTCTTGCTCAAACTTGCCAAGTTTTTGATATTTAATTTCTTCGAACCTTTGTACGACCACTGGTCCAGCCGGATCCAAAAACATTTTTCTATTCAGATAGTCCGATTTTTTAGACAAATCATATTGCTGTCTGCTCATTTTTTTCCTTTTGATGATTGTGAAATCTAGATAACCCCATTGGATTAGTTTCTTTTTGGCACACGATACAACAAACCTTAATTTTAGCCGGATTGTTGTTTATTAAATAATAATTGCCTTTATCTATTTGTTCTTTAATCCATTTTGAATGGTTAAGTCCATGTTGTTTTTTCCATTCAGGATCAACAAAATGATGTGTGCCACTTGCTACCCTGTCAGACGCCACACTTGTGCCATCTGGACGCTTTAATAAATTATGTTTTCCTTCTGCCACTAACCTTTTAGTTATTTTACCACCAGCGTTTACTTTTGGAGGGTCATTGACAAAATTGTGGGTGCCGCTATCTATTCTTTTCTGTGCATTTCTTTTTCCAGCACTACGCAACTTTTCTATGGCGGAGTCACTATGTTTATACCCAGATTCATTACCCCTTCCACCGTCTGTTAAATTATGAAGTATTCCTGTTCCTAAATCCTTGCGCCCATATTGCTTAATCAGATCTGATTCATAATCATATGCTTCAAATTCGCTTAGTGACTCTTTAAGAAGTACAATCCTAGTAGGATCTTTGGGCAATAAATTGGTACCATTAGTTCTAGTATGTGATTTCCATGCTCTATCTTTGCTACCTTTACCTATATAGTAAGGTGTTAGGTCTTCTCGTAGATATGCGTAAACGTAAAATATATTTTCCATTATTTCTCCTAATGTATAATAGTATTTATCATTTACGCTACATATCGTTGAATAGTTACTCATAACTTACAAGATTCGCAGGACTCTTCGTCGCCAAAAGCATCTACTGGTAACTCAACAACTTCGTCACTTTTATCAGACTTACTACCTTGCTTATCAATAAGGCTATAATAAAAAGTTTTTCCGCCCCATTTATGGAACAACATTAAATTCTTAGCAATCAATGTCGACGGTACCTTTCTATCTGGAAAATGCTTTGGTGAATAAAATGTATTAGTACTTATGCTTTGGTCAACATACACTTGTATAACCGCGGCAGTTTTTAAGTAATTAATACAATCTTTTTGCTCCCACATGAGTTGATAGCGATTCTTGAGTTTGTTGTACTCGGGTGCCACTTGTATTAGACTTCCGGCCTTGCTTTCCTTGACTGTGATCAGGCTCATGGGCATTTCAATACCATTAGTACTGTTGATTACCACACTGGAGCTTTCAACTGGTGCAATGGCCATCAAGGTGGCATTGCGTACACCGTATTGTCGCATGTTGTCACGCAAGGTTTCCCAGTCCAGTTCGGGGGTAAAGTCGGTCAATTCGTTCACGGCTGCGGCTCTGCGTTCCCACGGAAACTCACCTTTACCATAGCGTGTGTGAGCACTGTGTAAACAGGCACCACGTTCGCGGGCCAGTTCAACTGTGGCTTCTGTTAGATAAAATGCCTGATGTTCCATCCAGCTTTTGACTTCAGCAAGTGCATCCTTGTCACCGTACTCGAGCCCACGCTTGGCGTGCCAATAGGCCAAGTTGGTAATACCAATGCCTAACGGTTGTATTTCGTCATTGCTCAATTGACTCTGTATGCTGAGGAAATCTTGATAGTCTAGTATGTTGCATAGGCTACGCTGTAGTATACGGCAAGCACGACGCATGTCTTCGGGATTGCGGAATGCACCCCAGTTGATTGAACCCAGTGTGCATAATGCGATACGTCCTGATTCATCATCAAGGCGTTTAAAAGGCCGAGTAGGCAACAAGATCTCACAGCACAAATTACTTTGATAGATTGTGTGATACTCGGGATCAAATGGTCCTTGGTTCTGCACGTTGTCAATGAACACCAGATAGATACGACCAGTATCGGTACGCTCTTTCAGGATGCCACCCTTGAACACATCTTCAGCAGCCATGACCTTGGTTCTTAGGTCCTTACGGCGTTCATACTTGACGTACAGTTCTTCGAACAGTGCAGTGTTTTTATAAAATGCTTCGTACAGGTCGGGAACTTCGTTAGGGTCAAAGAATGTTATATTTTCCTTATTCTTGAAGCGTCTCCAGAAGAAAGCGGAAAGGACAACCCCGTAGTCCATGTGGCGTACTCGAGTTTCTTCGGTACCCTGATTATTCTTAAGCACAATGAGATCATCAAACTGATGATGCCATATAGGATAAAATACAGTAGCACTAGCATTACGAATACCTCCTTGACTGCAACTTCTTAAATCACCAAACCATTTTTTCAAGAATGGAATCATGCCGGTGTGCATGATCTCACCACCACGTATGGGACTGCCCAACGGTCTCAATCGACCAACTTCGAGACCGATGCCGGCACGTTTGCTCGCATACTTGGCCATCATCTCACCTGAGGCAAATATGCTGTCGAGATCGTCATCACTACGGATCAACACACAGGAACTAAACTGTTTGGTCGGAGTACCTAGACCGGCCAAGACCGGAGTGGCCAGAGTAAACAGGCCATCGCTGGCGGCATTGTAATATTCTTTGATATAACGCATACGGGCCGAGTTGGGTTCCTCTCGATGAAACACTGTGGCGGATGCAATCATGTAACGCACCTGTGGGGTTTCATAAATTTCCTTGGTAGCTCTGTTGCGTACCAAATACTTTTCGATCAACTGTTCAATGGCGGCATAACTGTATTGCTCATCCTTGTCATGATCAATCATGTCGTTCATGCGATTCCACTCGTCCGGAGTGTACCACTCCAACAGCTCGGGCGTGTAAAGACCCACTTCCACATTGCGTTTTACGATTTCGTACAGGTGGGGCGGATCGTAGGAGCCATAAACATCTTTTCTCAGCATGCTGAGTCGCTGTTTGCCGGCCACATATTGATAATTGGTGTGACCCACTTCAGGATTGGCTTCCACATCGATAAGATCCACAATAGATCTCAGGGTAATGCCATCGATTTCTTGTGTGGTGATTCCATCATAAAAATGCAATTGACTCTTGATCTCAATCATGCTCTGACTGACATCGGCTATACCTTTACATACTTTGGCTATTTGTGCTTGCCATTTTTCTAAATCCAATGGCTCTCTGCGTCCACTTCTTTTGACTACTGTGATTTGTGTCATTCTTACTCTCGTTTTCTAATTGTACTGCTGTTTTATTTGCATTTGCGACAGTTGTCGCTTGATTCTGATCTCTGGGTTGGTATTTACAATGGTAGTTGGGTTCCAATTAAGTATATATTTTGATTTTCCAATCAAGACTAAATTATAACCATCTTCGGTCAAAACCAAGTCAGCATCCGCCAAATCTGCACGGTCTAGTAAACTTATAGTATACAGGATTCCTAGGCCTCTTGCAAGATCACAATAGATGTTGTCGTTCAAAAGTTGCCACGGATCGGGCCAGGTGTTCTGGTCGTCCCAATGTAGGTAGTAGGGTTGCCACGGTGTCTGTAACCACCAGGTGTTGATGGTTTCCAATGCAGATTCCGCCGGCATTGACTGACATTGTTGTCGCATGCTGTACCAACTTTCCAGTCGGCCAGCAAAGGTAGCAGGCCACATCAAGCTAGATAGTAAACTGAATAATTGAACGTGGCATTAAGCCCGGTATTGGTAGTGGTATAACCCACTGTTACTATGGTCAAATTTTGAGTCACTGTGATGACGACTCCAGTGCTGGCATTTTCAACGCCGCTATCGGCGGATACCAAGGTAGCCGATCCGGCACTGGCCACTCGTATGGTTCCTGTACGATAAGTTTGATTTCGGGCAATTGAATAATCAAAACTAAAAGTTGGAGTAAGTGTGGTATCGATAGTGAAAATCGGAGTGCTACTGCCTGTGTTGTTTAGCAAAGTAACAGTTTGACCATTTAGTCGTGTAAAACTGCCTTGACTCAGTTGTGAGCTGGTGTTAGATAACAAGGCAGATATGTTTGAAAATTCGGTGAGAATTTCGGTATTGCCAATTACCGGAGCGCCTTGCCCATCCGGTGGTTGACCCGGTGTGCCATTGCCAATAAACAAGCGACGTGAATCTGTGCTCCAGCCCAATTCACCACCGGCCAATTGTGGTAGATTTTCTTGTAATCCCAAACGATTGGTGATTTGACTTATTTGTACAATAGCCATTTGTTGTCCTTTGTGTCTATGTTGTATTTAGTCGGCGATAAATATCCTGATAAAACAGGAGGCAACATGGCAGGCTATTGGGAAAGAGATGAAAGAATCGATCCAGATTCACCGTTAAAAATACTCGAAATGAAAATACACTTTTTGATGCAACAGCTGGTCGGTGCTGGCGTAGTAAGCAGTCGTGGTGGAAATCAGATTGATGTGCCCGATGATATCGACCAAGACGGCAACGAAGTCTTGGGCGGTGTGCCTACCAATCAGTGATTCTGCAAGTAGTACTGTTCGACTCGTTGCCACCAGAGACGACGGTACTGTTCAAATTCTGCACCCGATATCACAAATTCTTGATATTCGGGCTGAGTGGTTAAATTGCCTTGGTCGTCCATTTCGGGTTTGACACACATCAACACCACACCTTTTTGAATTTGGGTGCCATGTACCTCGTTGTGTGCTTCGGCATAGGCACATAACTGTAGAAAATAGTCTTCGATCCAATCACGTCGTTTGGGCCGGTTGGTTTGTTTATAGTCTAAAATACTCTGTTCGTTCAAGTGTACGCCAGCCGCATCAGTAGTTCCGGCATAGATGCCCGGAAAGTACAAAGGAACTTCGTAACCCCAAAACTCAGACACATTACACAGGCCCTGTTCGATCACCGTGGAGGCCATGACATGACTTTGTCGGCTGTAAGGATTGCTACCGGCTTCGGAGATGGCACCGGTCTTGGTATAGTCTTCTAGATACTTGTGCATCCTAGTGCCGCGATTGGCTGCTTCTGTGGTAATGGCCTGTGCCTGTACATGTCCTACTCGATTTCGCCAATTTTGAAGAGCTTGTCGTTTTTCTTCGGGCTTGGTAGCTTCCAAGATTGTGGTCACACTGGGTAGCTTGCGACCATCTGGAGTGGCATACAGTCTACGACCGTCTACAGTTTCCCTGGGTATGGGTTGATAATTGAATTTTGGATTAAACACGTGTTATATTCTAAATGATTCGCCACAACCACAACGATCTCGTTCTTTTTCGTTGCGGAACTCAAAACCCTCGTTGAGTCCTTGACGCACATAGTCCACTGTGATTTCATCGATTATGGGCAGGTCTCGAGGGTCTACTGCAATTTTAAAACCATCAGAATCAAACAACACATCTGATTCTGCGGGATTATCTACATATTCTAACACATAAGCCAGCCCTGAGCAACCGGTAGTTCGGACACCGATACGTATGCCAACACCATGCCCCCTACGGTCAAGGTTGGTGGCTATCTTGCTGGCGGCTCGGGGTGTTACATGGATCATGCTATAAATTGTTTACTGCTTGTTCTAGTGCCTTGATAGCTTCTGTACTGTTTCCTGCGTGTAATTGCGTTGCTTCATTTAGTTTTCCTTTTTCTTGATAATCTTTTATTGCAGCCTTGATAGCATCTTCGGCGAGTATGCTACAATGTATTTTGACGGGCGGGAGCGCCAGCTCTTCAGCAATTTGGCTGTTCTTGATGCTTCCTGCTTGGTCCAACGTTTTGCCCTTAACCCATTCAGTGACAAGACTCGAACTAGCGATCGCCGAGCCACAGCCGTAAGTTTTAAATCGGGCGTCTGTAATAATTCCAGCATCATTTACCTTTATTTGAAGTTTCATCACGTCTCCGCAGCTAGGTGCCCCGACCATACCTGTGCCAATACCTTCTTCGTCCTTGGCAAAGCTACCCACGTTTCGTGGGTTTTCATAGTGATCAATTACCTGAGATGAGTATGCCATTAGTTTGGTACCA